AGCTGGTTTCAGAATATTCAAACCCCAATCTGCAAGATCTACAGCTTGAATATCCCAAGTTCTTATTTGCCCGTCTTTATGCCAGGCTCTTTTGTTTGGTTGTATGATTGTCATTTCAATCACAGTATCTTCGTTTCCCCATCTTGATAGACAGGCTAGTGAGTAAGTCATTAACTGCTCGTTCATCACTACATCAACAGGCCAAGCACCAGACTTTAAATCTGCTACTACCATTCTATTGCTTTCACCTAGTATGACTGCATCAGCAGTACCCCATAAGTCTTCATTTATCTCTGGAGCATTTACTTTCTCTTCAATTAATAATTTACCGTTAAGTTCCTCTGTGCGTTGATTAATATAATCAACATAGATTTCAGCTATAGCAATATCATCTTTAGTAATGTCAAAACTAAAACCATCTACATCTACAGTTCTGCCAAGGTAATAGTCAGATAGAGTAATGCCATCTAATCTATTCTTAAGTAGAGCTTCACACATTTCGTGAACAGCAGTACCTCTAGCCGCAGCTATACTTCCTGTTCGTTCTGCAACAGCATTGATCTTCGCTGAAGCTGGACATCTTATAATTCTATTGATGCTACTCGGTGATAGTATCGCGTGTGCCAATGTTGTACTCCTCTCTTGCTATCGCAGCCCACAGTTCTGGACTTATGATTGATGCAATGTTTATATCTTCAACTGGAAATAAATTTTTCTCGCTAGAATATGGACATGGTATCGCTACCTTCCAATCTGCTCTATCTTGTCTAAACCAAAGACATGGTAATAGATCTACCTTGTTTGCTTGTCTTACCGACTGATCCCACCAGTTTTTAATATCTGCTTGGGTTATTGCTTTACGTCTTTTGACTTCAATTGCATAACCTGGCATACCTAGTAAGTCGTGACCGCCACCAAAAGTCTGAGCATAATTAACTTCAAGCTCTATGCCTAAAAGTTCTTTAATCTCATCTATGACTTCGCGTTCACCTCTACGCCCTTTGTTTCTAGCGTTGACCAAACTACTCTCCAGATGTATCTGATTTATTTTCTATTTCTTCAATGTCGCTAAGACGATAAAGAACTTTGCCACCAATCTTTGTGTATGACGGGCCAGTTCCTTTTGCTCTCCAATTCTCTAATGTTCTAGGAGAACGTATCCATCTTTTTGCTAATTCGTTTTGATCTAAAAATATTTTTTCTTCCATGTTGTTACCTATTACTTCGTGATTGTGATATTCTAACCTACGTAAATTTAATAAAGCAAGTAACTGACAAGAAATAATAGAAATATTATTCAGATAAAATCTTCAGAAAAAATTTACAGAAAATTTATCAATAACATTTACGCATTAATAAGGAGGTAAAAATGAGTATAGATAAAGTAACAAGAGAGGAGTGGGATAGATTGGAAGAAGTAAAAAAATCTAACAAGGTAGACATGGTAAACAAACCACCACACTACCAAGGCAAGATAGAGTGTATAGACCTAATCAAAGATAGAGTTGGTTCTAATAACTTTCCAGCTTACCTTGAAGGTAACATCTGGAAATATTTATTTAGACATAAAGATAAAGACAGCAACATTGAATGTTTAGAAAAAGCACAATGGTATCTGAATGCTTTAATTAAACACTACGAAGAACTTTAATTAGACATAACTATTTTCTGCATGTAGTTACCGACATTCTGCATCTCTTCGGTAGCTATATGCTCTCTAGTTTTACGATAGCGTTCAGTAGCCTTTAAACTTTTATGTCCCATAAGAGTCTTGACATCTTCTATTTTCATTTGTTCACCAGCCATAGTACCAAAGTTATGCCTTAGATCATGGAACGTCACATCTGGACATCCAGCAGCTTTTCTAATTTTGTTCCAAGTATGAAAAGGATATTTAACACCAAGTATTGTTTCGCTATTTCTATCGCAAGAGTTGATGATTGCCATAGCTTGATTGTTTAGATGTATAACTCTAGGCTTACCACCATAATCTGTTTTATGATCTTTTAGCACCAGTTTATTGCCATCAAGATCAGACCACTTAGCACTACCTATCTCGCTAACACATCTACCACCAGTCAAGATACATAGCCTTATATACTTGATAGATTTTAACTGCTTCTTATGTGATTGTGCTTCTGCAATATTGATCTGCTTATTTATTTCAGCAAACTCTGCATCAGTTAATGGTCTATCACGTTCAAACTCTGGGTTCTTTTTAACGTACTTTGCAGGGTTATATTTAACCAAAGATAATCTAATGCTGTTCTCAAAGACTGAACTGATTAATTGAACCACTCTATTAGCTTGATACTTAGCTCTTTTACTTATTGCAATATGTAGCTTAGTAATATCACCAGTCTCAATACTCTCTAGCTTCATCTTACCTAAAGTATTCTTAACGTCTTTATCCCACATGCGCCTAGGCTCACCATCTATCTTGCCATCCTTCATCTCTACGCACTTCTTGTTATTGTTGTATAAATCTTCTAGCTTTAATTCAAATGCCTGGTTCAAGTTGAAAGCATCAGCTTCTATTTTTCTAGCTTCTAATGGATCAATACCTTGAGCAATGTCACCAAGTATTTTTGTTGCCTTTTTTCTAGCAACATTAAGCAATACATCCTTACCTGCTATCTTCATTTCTCTTGTTCTTTTATCTTCATTAACCCAATAATGTAGATAATAGCCTTTATCATTTATCTTTAATGCGCTCACTTGTTTATCAGTCTGGTATCTTGCCATGCTTTGCTCCTTATTGTACCCATCCGAGTTATATCCGAGTTTTATGTGCGGAATGACGAGTATCTTTGTTACCTATTGAGTAGATTATAAATTGAATCTTGTAAAGAAAACAAGGGTTTTTAGTAATAAAAAGTATTGATGTGAAATCGTGTGATGAGTAAAAAATATTCTGCGCTACCAGGCTGCGCTACTCCCCGAACAGTTAAATAACCGCTAATTTCTGGGGTTTTTTTAGAGGTATGTCGTGGACTGATATACCCATCCGAGTATCATCCGAGTTAATTATTGCATCCATAGCCTCTTTAAAACTCTCTATTGAATTAACAGCTTTCATGGGTTCGTCATGTACAGAATATTGAAGAAATTTGCAATTGTTAAAAGGTAAGAAGTAAACATTCTGGTACTTAAGATTAACCAAGGCAAATATATCAATGGTATTTTTTTTGTACTCTCTTGACTTACTATGTGATCCTTTACGTAGATCAAACCGCCAACTGTTTCTAGCTTTCTCTATATGAGTAACTGTCTTGACTTGGCAACGATACATTTGGTTATCGTATTCAAAGATAATGTCTGCATGAGAACCATGAGGCATAATCGTTACAGTATCGGTTTCCCTTGCTATCACGGAGCAAGTTAGGTATTCGCCACTCCTACCTATTCTCTCCGTTGCTCTTGTCATGTTGGGACATGTTAGTTTTCGTTAAGTAACTGATCTTCTACTAAAGGTACTAATGGCTGTACTCCTACTGCCGCAGCAGGCATACCACTAGGTAGAGATTGTGGTAAGTATTCTAAGAATCTTGTTAATAATTTCTTTTGTGCCTCTTTGTTTCCAGCATTTGCATTTTTTATTAAATCCTTATTGAAAGGCTTTGCTAAGAATTTATTTAAACCATACATCATACCTAAACCAGCAAATGCTCCTATACCACCACCTGCGCTTACTCCAGTCATTCCAATTACAGCACTAGGGCCTAAAGAATTTGCAGCTCTCAACATTCCTGATCTTTGTATAAATTGATTTACTTCTGGTAACACTTCTGGGAACTCTTTTAATGCTCCTAATAAATTAGATAAATCATTGATGTCAGTATGTTTGTAAGTTTTAAGCAATTCTTTGGTAGCTTCATACTGCATACTTTGTGGGTTAGATAAACCAAGTTCATCATAAAGTTTAGTAAAGTCTCTTTTATCTGATTTTATGTATTTACCAAAAACATCATCTAAGTAGTTTGCTGCTAAGTCATTAACTTGTTTATCTCCAACCAATGCTCTCAGTTCTCTTACCGCTTCTGGACTTTTGTTTTTACCAAAAGTTCTAGCATATAAATCTTCAACTCTAGCAGTAGGTGGTCTTCCTATACCTGGTCTTAATGATCCTCTTCCTAATGCTTTTTGAAACTCTTTACCTGTTTTGTTTTCTACTTGTTGCATGTAGCTTTTAAACATTTTGTCACCAGCAAGATATAAACGACCAGCTTCATCTCTTGGATCACGCAATTGTTTTTTCATTGTGTCAAGCAATGCGTTAGTAGTTCTGTAAGCGTAATTATTAGGAGTTTGACTTTTAGCTGGATCATACTTTTTAGA